CTCTCATCGATTACCTGAGCGCTTCTTCGAACGCTCGCCTCATCCAGCTTCTGGGAGGTGAGAACTGAGACTATGAACGATACTCTTTTGGGCATCGTTCTAGGCGTCTCGTCGCTTGTGGCGGTCGGTGGACTTCTTGTTATGAATACTGCACTTGGTGCAGCATTCAAAGGCAAGGGTCCGTCCCGTCACTAGCGTGTAGAAGCATGGCTATGGAAAGTTAACCCCTATATAAAGGAGCAGCTTTGAAAAGCCTTATGCTACTCGTCCAAAGAGTGCTTATTGATTTAGGCACTCGGTGCGGCACTAGTACCACGCTGGATTATAATCTAATCCAGCGTCGATTTGAACACGAGGGGTTATCGTTTTTGGCGATAACCTTGCCGAATTTCTGTAAAGACTTCCAAAAAAGTCTTGACCAGGGATTCGTCAGTCACGACCAGTTTCTTAGCTTTGCTAAGACTGGCAGTCTCCCCCGATTTCTCGGAGGTTTCTTTGACCAAGTGTTCGATCGGAGTACTGGTCGGTTGATCAATTCTCCATCTATTGATGCTATCTTTGCAATTCGGCAGATTTCTCTGCTTTGTTCAAAGATCCTTGTCGATTGCTCGAAAGAGCGCGTCAAGGATGCAATCGATGGTTATATTGATTGTGAGCAGTCAGTTAAGATGACAGATGCCAGCCTCACAGAGGCTGACGTTACTCGTTTTACGCGAGTTTCACATCTGCTATTCAGGGATCTCTTTACCAAAGTAGATAGTGATATCTACAGCGGTGAGATCATTCCCCGGCATGGTCCAGGCACAACTGCCGATCGTACTCTTGGAAACAAGAAGTACCGTTGGCGTACTTGGACCGATCGGTTAGAATACCTGTTTCCCGCAAGGGAACATCTATTCAGCCGTATTGGACTATCTTTTGATGGTCCAGCTGTTAACTGGCTCGAACCTGGAGCTGAACCGCCTGTTAGGGTGATTACAGTTCCTAAGACGCTGAAAACGCCTCGTATCATTGCAGTTGAACCTGTGCATATGCAATATATGCAACAGGCTATCTTGCTTGATTTCGTGCGAAGGATTGAAGAGGATAACCTCTCTTCGTCCTTCATCAGATTCTTGGACCAGGAGCCTAATCAGCGCCTGGCCTGGCGCGGTTCCCTTGTCGGGGACCTCGCCACACTCGATTTGAGTGAAGCTTCTGACCGCGTTTCCAATCAGCTCGTACGTGCCATGTTCTCTCGATTTCCTCATTTAGCAGAGGCAGTCGATGCTACACGGACACGGAAGGCTGATGTGCCTGGCCATGGCGTTATACGCTTGGCCAAGTTCGCATCTATGGGTTCAGCGCTTTGCTTTCCTATTGAATCCATGGTCTTTATGACTGTGATATTCTGTGGGATCGAAAAGCAGCTCAACCGACAGTTAACCCGGAAGGACATTGAGTCCTTCCGGGGCTCGGTGCG